ATGCTAAGGATGCGGTGGAAAAGAAGCATACCCAACTTTGTGAGGCCACTGATTTTTCCAAACTAGACCTTATTGAAGCTGAAGCTGATGTAACCGATGCCACTAATGTCAATGGTGCTGGAGCAGTAATGGAATCAGACTTTGATGCTACTAGTTTCCTATATGCTCTTGCTAATAATACTCCTTTACCAAAGACTCCTGCTGAGACCATGGCAATTCTGAGTGGTGAGGCTGCTGCTGACTTTGCTATGAATACACATAAGATTACTGGTGTGGTTGACCCTACCGCAGACCAAGATGCTGCCACCAAAAACTATGTGGATGATTCCATAGATGATGCTAAGGCTGTGGTTGGTTTAGACTTTGCTAACAGGGCTAAGATAACCATTGACCATGATACCATAGATGAGGATTTAACAAACTTCCCTGTTATGATATTACTTAGTGTGGCTTCTGGTGCATTTGCTACATTCCTAGCTGCTGCTAATGATAAAAAGATTGCTGTTACTACCAGTGATGGTGTTACCCAATGCTATGTGGAGATTGATACATGGGATGATGTTGGTGAGGAAGCATGGATTCATGTAAAGGTTCCTAGCATAAGCTCATCTGAGGATACCATCCTGTACTTTTACCATGATTCTAGCCATGCTGACAATGATACCTATATTGGTGATACTGGAGATGCTACTGCTCAAGCTGTTTGGGCTGCTAACTTCAAAACCACTCACCACATGAATGACGACCCTGATACTTCCCATATTGTAGATTCTACCGACAATGGGAATGATGGCACAAAGGAAGGTGCTGATGAACCAATAGAAGCTGCTGGATTAGTGGGGAAGGCTCAGGACTTTGATGGGACTAATGATGACATAAATTGTGGGAATGTAGACTCTAATGTTGGAGTTGGTGATTTTACACTTGAAATGCTGGTTAAACAGGGAGCTTATACTAGCTTCCGTAGATTGCTTTACAAGAGGGCTTGGGTAGGTTGGTATCAAGGATATGGTATTTATACTTATTCGACAGGTTTAAATTATACAATTACTGATGCTGGTAATGTTACAAAAAAATTCTATTCTCCTAGCATATCTGATGGTACTGACCACTATATTGCGTGTACATTTGATAGGGATGGCAATGGTATAGGCTATACAGATGGAGTTGCAGGAACTCCTGTGGATATAAGTGGAGCAGCATTAACCTTAGACAATGTAGGAAATCTTTATATCGGTTCATATAATGGAGTTGCTCACTGGTTCGATGGTCTTATAGGTGAAGTTCGTATTTCCAGTGTGGCCAGAAGTGCAGCGTGGATAAAAGCCACCAATGCAACCTTGAGAGATGAGTTATTAGCATTTGGTTCCATAGAGACTAGATGTTGTGGATTATTTGCATGAGGAGGAAATAAATGGCAAGGTATAAGACCGTTAGACTAAGGAGATGGAAGGTCTTAAAAGTAGCTGTTAGGAGACATAAACCAGGTCTAGCACTCAGAGCTTTTGGTCTGTATAGGTTGCCTAGTACCCTCAGGAGGCTTTATACTCCACAGACCACAACTGCTATAATGCAAGGGTTTAAGCCAAAGGCAAAAAGGAAATAGATGTCAACTCAGACCGCATTGTTTGAAGAGCTTATCCACGATAAGGTTAAATTCATTGAGTCCTTACTCCTTATTGAGAATAAGCAATCCAAGCGTATTCCATTCATCCTTAATCCTATCCAGCGTGATGCTCATAGGGTTGAGACTGGTAGAGATATGTGGGTTAAACCAGCTCAGATTGGCTTTAGCTCTGATAGATTGGCTACCAGGCTAATAGATACCATCACTACTCCTGGTACCAACACTGTTCTGATAGCTTATGAGGAATTCATTACCCAAAGATTACTGGACAAAGCACAATTCTTCTATGATATTCTTAATTCCTTAGGGATACCAGGATTCCCTCAAATGCACCACCGTTCCTCATATGAAAAGACCTTTCCTGACATTCATAGTTCCATGTATATTAGTTCTGCTAGGAGTTATGTTGCTGGTAGGGCTGAGACCATACATCACCTACTGGCGGATGAACACGCTTTTTGGGAACTAGGTGCAACTGAGAGGATATTGGCTCCAGCGATTGACAGGGTTCCTCCTGATGGCACAGTAGATATTCTTTCCACTCCTAATGGTCAATATAATGACTTCCACGATATGTGTATGCTGGCTAAGGAGGGTAAATCAGTATTTGCATATCATTTCTATCCTTGGTTCATGCACCCAGAATATGCTATGACTATAAATAGTCTATTACTAACTAGGGATAGTGCTCCAGGTTGGGCTAAGGAACTTAAAACATACGAGCTAGACCTTGACCCAGATGAGGCCAATCTATTTAATAACCACAACTTAACATTTGACCAAATCCGCTGGAGGAGATACAAAATCCAGGAGAAGAAAAGTCTGAGGAGGAGTGGTGAGCTTATTAAACTATTCCGACAGGAATACCCAGAGGATGATGTATCCTGCTGGTTGGCTGCTGGAGATATGTATTATGATACTGAATTAGTTAATCAAAAAGCCAAGGATTGTTACCCAGCTACAATACATGAACATAATGCTAATGTGTGGTATCCTCCAGAGCCAGGTAAGTGGTACATTGTATCCATTGACCCAGGACAGGCCAAAATCACACAATCAGCTATTGTGGTATTGACATTCCAAGATGATAAACCAACATATTGTGCTAGAGCAGCAGGATTGTGGGGACCAGAAACTACATCTTTCCGTGCTTTGGAGCTAGCCAGATATTATAATAATGCTATGATTACATGGGAAGCGAACTCCCATGGTTTAGCAATAGCTCCATGGATTAAGGATTGGCCTAACATTTACTTCCGAAGGGATGTGGTCAGTGGCAGAGAATCCAGTGAATTAGGATGGCTAACTACACCTAAAACTAAAGATTTCATGTTTAGCACAACTGCTAGGATGCTTAATACCATGACAGTACATGACATAGACTTCCTATCTGAATGTAGGAATATACGCATAGCAGGAGATAAAGTTTTGTCGGTAGGTGCCGATGACATCCATGATGCGGTAGCTATTGGTCTAGTATGCAGAGGTAGTAGACCAACAAGTCGTGGGTTCGTTGGCACCTCAGGTTATAAATGGTAACATGAAACTAACATGGAAAGAATGGCACGCTTTTGTTATAGGATTTGGCCAAGCCATTTGGTTTTGGAGGAAACTACCAATGCCATTAGAATATGAGAATCCATTGGAGAAGGAATACCACTATTATATTGCTGGTGGTACTGCTGCCATTTTTACAATAATAGGAATAATAATATATGTAGGGAGGTTAATATGACTGAGTTGACAGCAAGAGACGTAATTACCCAATGTACCGAATTGAAGGATTTTTGGTCAGTAAGGAACAAACAGTTCAAAGACTGGTATGATATATTGCTATTGACCAATGACCTTGCTCAAGAGGATATGGAGAGTGTTATCTCCAATGACCCTGGAACAGGATTTAGAATGGCTCTCCATCTATTAACATCCAGTATTATATCCCATAAAATGCCCACTGAAATGCTGGAACGTCCTGAGATAATAGATACCAGCCTATTGGAACATTACATGACCAATCACTGGATAAGATTGGAGAAGAATCACAGAAAGTTAGGTAAACAATCTTGGCTTAGGGAGATGGTGAGCTTTATGCTGGCTACTGGATGGTATTCTGTATTTACCCTAGCCACTCCAGATAAATTGATAGCTGAGGTTTGGAATCCAATGGAGGTATTCCCTGAATTCTCTAGTGATGGCTTACTCCGTTGTGCTCATATTTATCCACTGACACCAAGAGCAGCTAACCGAAAAGCAAGGTTGAATAATTGGAAACTTGAGAGACCATTCAATGCTGATACCATCCTATACAATTATTTCGTAATGGATGATGATGGTGACCCAGCTAATGGTATTGTTCTTGGTAATAACCTTGTTAGACCAATGACCAAACTAGACCTGACTGAACAGGCTTCCAAGGATATACCAATATTTGTATCCCCTGTTGCTGGACTTCCAGATATGGGCATAATCAAATCTGGCAAGGACTGGCAGAAAAGCTACGGTGAGTCTATAATTGCTGTGGATGCTGTGGAATATGAGAACCAGAACAAAATGTTATCATATGTCCAGCAGTTGGTAAGAGACTCAGCCAATCCAAGATGGTTTGAACAATCCCGTGGGGATAAGGGTATATTGACACCAGAAACTATCTTTAAGCGTGGTGCAATATTCCGTGGTAGTCCAGAGGACAATGTTAATCCTTTGCCTACTGTTCCAATACCAGTAGAGATAAGAACCATATTATTTGATTATGCCAATAGAATCCAGAGGGGTTTATTCCCTTGGGCTATATTTGGTAACGTACAGCAAACCACATCAGGTTATATGATGTCCCAAATTGCTTCTGCTGCTATGAATGTCCTTGCTCCCTATGCTGAGGCAATGACTGGATTGATAGGTGATATAAATAACTACTGGTTCCATGAAATGCAAGAACGTCACCTAACACCATATAAATTCAAGATGCCAAAGAATATCCCACCTGATGCTGAGTTTGTTGTGGAATACAACATCAATATTCCTGGTAGTCTTGTCCAGAGAGCTACAATAGCTAGGATGTTAGACCCAACCTTCAAACTTGACTTTGCCACCACAACTGATTTACTATTCCCTGAGATTAAAGACCCATTGAGGGTACAAGGTAGGGTTAACACTGATGAGGCTATGATGAATCCAATAGCTCAAGCCTTAGCCATGATAGATGTTTACCGAGGTATGGCTAGGGATGCTAAAGAGGCTGGTGATACTACTACCTCTGCCTTATACACCAAGGCTGCTGATGCGTTGGAAGCTCAATTAGGAGCTGAACAGCCAAGTTCACCAGCTCTTCCAAGAACTAAAGAAGTTAGAGGAGCAGCACCAAGAGAAGAAGGAGAAGCTCCATCACCAACACTTGAAGGAATGTAATGAGAGATGTTTGTGAGGTAATGCAAAGTTGTGGGATAACCGATGCCCTATCCGAAGAGGCTATATCCCTGTGTCTGAATTGTCCTGAACCTAAATGCCTATTAGGAATAGACCATAAACAGTATATGTCCCAAGGTAGGGTGGATAAGGCTATGAAGTTGTCAAACTCTGGACTTGGTACTGCTGAAATAGCAAGGACAATGCACAAAAGCAAAAGACAGGTACTTAGATATTTGGAGGTGACCAATGCCTAATGGTTTTGCTAATGAACTAAAGAAATGGAATGAACAGCTTCAAGGAAGCATTGATAGGTTGACATTTATCGAATCAGAGGTATCAACCACAAGAAAGAAAGCTGAGGAGCCAGTACCTTGGTGGCAAAAGGTTCTCCAACATGGTGTAAGAACTTCTGGTGCTGCTGTTGCTACCAAGATGGTTAGTGCAGCTAGAGGTGTGGCTCCACCTACCGCATTTACTCCAGAGCTTTGGGCTGAGAAACCCATTGAGGAGAAGCTACAAGAGGAGTCTGCTGCCCTAACTGACTACAACCGTGCTGCATGGTTTTCTGTACTTTACTCTGGTGGTGCTGACGACTTCAATAAGGCTGGCATTACCAGCTTTGAGGATTACATTGAGAAGCATCCTCCAGAAGCAGGAACATCAGTTACAGATTTGTCCAGAGCAAAGGAATATGTGGATACAATACTTGCTGTGGCTGAACCAACAAAGCCCACCCCAGATGCTAAGGAAATGATGATAGCTGAGGGATTCCTTACAGAACCATTGGAAACAAGGCCAAGATTCAAAGGTATCCATATAACAACTGTGGAAGAAATGACCAAGTGGCTCAAGAAAGAGGTTCCTCCAGTAAAGCTTCCTGCTGGGTTAACAGAAGGGGGATTGTTAGACCACCTCAAGGAGGAAAGAGGTCTTAGTGATGAGGAATTAGCTGACATAGATAGCTCTGTTAGTCCTTGGATACAGATGGTTGAGGAATATGAGGCTGGTAGGGAACAGACAGCACGGTATAAGGCTGGGTTAGAGACTCCAGAAATGCCTGAAATGACTGTTGGTGAAAGGATTAAATTTATAGCTTCCCAACCAGTATTAGCCGTATTAGATACCATGCAACCATACTGGACACATTGGGACTATCCAAGGTCAGCTATCATTACCAGATTCTCACACCGTTTGGGAAATATATCCAGATTCCCTATTACACTTCCTGGAGCCACACCAACACCAGAGGAAGAATCATTACTTGATGAACTGGATACCTTATATGAGGCAAACAGGGAAGCTGGTATGGACTATTGGACTGCTCACGGTAAAGCATGGCAAGATTGGGAACTCAATAATTGGGCAAAGATGGGTATTGAAGTAATTACTGACCCTGTGTCATATCTTGGGTTTGGTTTCTTGATAAAGGCTGCTAAGGCAACCAAAGGTATTCCTGTTATAGGCAGGATAATGGGTGGCTTAGGTTCCTTTGAGCGTGGGTTTATAACAGTCTCCGAAGCACCATTTACATTGCTTAAATCCAAGCTAATGAAACTCCCCAAAACCACAGGACAAAGGGCTGGTTTAGCTGGTGCAGAGGTTAGTGATACCATAGTAGCAGTCCAAGGTAAGTCTGCTTCTGGTTTAGGGAAAACATTTAAGCAGATAACTCCAGATGACTTTGTTAAACTGAATGAGCAAGGTATAAACCGTGCCATTACACACCCAAATGAAGTCAGTGACCTTACCAAACTTGGTTGGGCTTTTACCAAAAGAACTCCAATGACCCATGATGGACTATTAGAATGGGGAACTAAGGTTGGCTCAAAGCTAGGTATTGATGACATTACTCCTGGTATGGTAGAGACACTAGAAAGCATACTTGAACACACAAAGATTAAAGGTAGTAAGTTTTGGGTTAATAACCTTGATGATGCTGCTAAGAGAATCCTTCAAGGGACCCTTGAGGTAGCTGACTCACCTGCAAACATGAAGATTGTAAAGAAACTAATTAGGGATATATATAAGAATACCATTGATGATGCCCTAAAGACAGCACGGTTACCAATAAGTGAATCCATCAAAGTTGCTTCTACCAAGGCTGAGAAGGTGATTTGGGCAGAAGCCACTGAAAAGATATTCCTCAAGAGGATGCACCAAGGTTATGTTGCTGGCATAATGCACGATGTCCTTGACCCACTTGAGACCCAAATATGGAGAGGTTTCATAGACAAGAAGGTAGTTATGCCATTTGCCAGAGCATACCTTATAACTGGTTCCTATGCTCCTTGGAACTGGTTTGAAGAAGTATTCAGGACAGTATTTGGTAGGGGTGGAGGAATCTATGGTAAGAACGCACCTGCTAGACTTGAGAACCTTGCAATAGGGTTGATGTTTGATAAGGATGTTATCAAAGGTGCAGGATTAGCCAAGATGTCCTACACAAACATATTAAAGAAGAGGTTGTTAAAACCTGGGGCTGCTACTGGTGTTGGTGAACTATCCGAGGCTGCCTTGTTAAAGGAAGTTGGGGAGGAAGTTGGTAAACCAGCATTAGAGAAACTATTACTCCTTGGTTGGCTACCAGGTGGCAAAGGCAGAGCAGTCCATGAAGCAATGTACTTTCCAATCCGAGCTTCACAATGGTCTGGTGGTATGCAAAGGTCTGGGTATGTTGCTAAGAAATTCTTTGATAACCTTGATGATATGGCTCCTGATGCAATGGTAGGTATCAGAGGAGCAAAGCCTCCAAAACCACCAACCGTTATAGGTCAGCCTAGGAAATCACAGAAAGCATTTCTCCAACGATGTGATGATAATTCCTTGCTTGGTCCCACAAAAACAGAAAACACACCTAAAGAGTTTTCCACAAGGAATACCTCCCTAGCCGAAGGTTATGAAGCTAGTCTAAAATACCCTGAGCTTAGTAATACCAGAGATTTCATCCTTAGCCGTATTGAGACTGATAATTGGGATAACATTCCTTTGATAGCTGGTGAGGCTAAGGACATGATGGCTACTAAGTTAATTGATTCTCCAGAGGGTAGTAGGGTATTCCTCAAGAACCTTACCGATGATTTGCTGAAAGGTGCCAAAAAGATTGATACTATGGATGAGCTTATTGGTTATGTTCATGGTCTTGAAGCAGTTTCCAGTATGACACCAGAAACCATCCAAAAGCTATTTGTGGGTCTCCAAGCCAAAGCATCAAGACTACCATCCAAAGCAGCAAGGATAGAAATGAACAATGCTGGGTATAAAAGCATTGCTCCATTCCTTGATGAGGGTGAGATACAGGCTAATAGGTTGTTAAGCCACATAAAGAAGAACATGAAGGGTGTGTTGACACCAGCCCAAATTGATGAGGTTAACAAGAGCCTTACCACATATATGGGTAGAATAAAGGCTATACAGGATACCAGACGCTTGGCTATGACTAGGAGCCAGGAGCTGATAGCTGAGGGTGTTGGTCCTGGAACCGAGAAGTTTGTGGCTGAAAGAAATGCTATCTGGATGGAATACTTTAATACCATTGACCCTAAACTATTTGCCCAACAAAGGATGATAGCTGAGGGAACAGATAGCATAATAACACCAAGGAACATTCCTAAACCAACCATAAATGCCTCAGTTAGAGGACTAACTCCAGCCGATGTGGCCGCATTGCATTATGGCACAGGTGACCAACTAGCTTTTGGTTTAATGAACTCTGAAGCACTTATGCAGAAACCGTATTTTATGGAACTTACCATATCCCGTGCTGATGCTATGGCTCTTAGAGCTAATACCACCAGAGGAGCATTAGGATTTACCGATGATGCCATAGGCCAAGTCTATGACCAGGTAATATATGGCTTGAGGTCTAGTCCAGAATTCCACAATATGCTAACCAGACCTTATGCTGAAATGGATAACTTTGCTATGGACTTAGAATCCATCAAATTAGCTGGTGGTACCAGTCCTGATGCTATGAAGGCAATGCAGGAGTATGCTACCACATATGCTAATAACCTGAGGAAGCTAGATATATACAAACCAGCTGTACCAACTAAACCTCCTGCCAAACTTGCTGCACCATTAACTAGAGGGGATGTTGATGCCATAAATGAGGCATTGGTCCACTTACAAACATTATCCAGAGGAGAAATAATTACAGATGCCAAATTGGACTTCCTTACGGAAATGCTAGGTAGTGCTGGAATAGATACCAAGGCAATCAGGAAATTAGCAGCATTGTCAGATAAAGCCGATATAGCTAGACTTCTAGCTCTGAGGCTCCAAGAGGTTAGGGATGTTATTGTTAGAACTGGTAAGTTTGCTCTTCCAGTTAAGCCACCAGCTAAACCTCCTGTCAGATTACCTGGTGAAGGTTCCGAAGAGTGGTGGAAGATAAAGCAAGATGCTATGGACAAGACTATGATTTCATACCACCAAGACTTTACCGACTACTCCAACATGAACGCATTGGATGATGCTGCAAGGCACGTATTCCCATACTGGGTATATGAATCCCAGCGATGGTTCTGGCTTGCAAGGAACTTTGTAACCCATCCAGGTGTTATGAACACTTGGGCTAAGTATATGGATAACAGTGATTTTGGTTATATACATATGCCAGGAACCTCCCTAGATGTCAATGTCCTCAGAGGCACGGTGTATAAAGGTGGCATGAGTACCCTTGTCCGCAGAGACTATCCAGAATACTATGATAGGATGTTTCCTGAGCTATTTGAGACTATGGACTATTCCCAAAGATTAGGATTCTTCCCCAACATATTCTGGAGTATTCCAGTATCCATGTATGGTGGCAGACAACCACAGTTTGGTCAGTTACTCCCTGTTGTGGCTAGGACACCATTAGATATATATGTTATGTCCAATCCAGATTCTGAATCAGCCAAAGCATTACAGGACATCCTATTCCCTGATTACTTTAGACAGTACCTCCAAATAACCCAAGCTTCCCATATGGCTAGTGTTGACCAAATCCAGAGAGGTGTAAACGGTGTGTATATCTGGGAGAAGATGCAACGTAGTGAGGACCTCACCACAGAAGAACAGGAACTATGGGCTGCTGCTAGAGGTAAAGTAGCTTCATATGCTCCATTGATGGAACATGGTGGCATATACCGTCTAAGGCATGAGGACAGAATAGCAGCCTATGATTTGTGGAGTAAATTCCTTGAGGAAAAGACTGGTGTATCTGTTGAGATGCAGGATGACCTGAGAAAACATGGTATGTCCATAGGTGATGTCTGTCCTGGATTATCCCAACTAGATATGGCACAGATAGAGGAAGCATTAGAATACAAGAGGTGGATTGCTCCAAGAGCAACTGCACCATTACGACCTAGTAATGAGATTGAGGTTAACCTAATCCTATCAGAGTTTTGGGGTATGGTAAGACAGCATGGTGATGATTCTGAAAGTGCTATAAGAGAATTGGAGAGACAAGCCTTTGTTGAGAGGAGCATTTCCGCTGAGGATTATGTTACCAAAGTTAGGTCTATAATGGAAGATAATGCTAACTATATCCATCAACTCAGAGGTGATAAGTTTGACCACACCACAGGGGAGTGGGAAGCCAATCCTCAAAGTAAGACTAAATTCAAGATTGTTCCTGTAACCTTAGATGAGCGTTCAGCTTTCTATGCTGAAAGAGGAGTGAATCTATCCATGTCCACCCTAGATGAAATGTTGGCTATGTGGTATGATATATCTCCACAAGAAAAGACAGACCCTGAGACTGGTGCAAGATACATGGATTGGGGAACCTACTTTGCCACTATGGATGCTATTGAGAGAATACTTCCCACCAGCCTAAAGGGTGAGTGGCAATCCTATATGTCTAGGAATAATACTCCAGGTTGGCTTATGCACCGAAATGTTACCAAGCAATACCTAGCTCCATATTGGAATGTAACCAATGTTATCAAGGAACAGTTTACTCCAGAGGAACAGTCCCTAATAGATGAGTATTATATGATTAGGGATATTAACCCATCCAGAGCTGTGGAGATTCAGGACATGACCAGACCCAATGGTCTAAAGCTAATCTCCCAGTATACATCTGCTCTTACCAATGCCAGGAAGAAACTAAGGATGTCTGTTCCAATGGTAGATGCCCAACTTATGTTTTGGGGTAGGACTACCACCTTTCTAACTCCAGAAGCTGAGATGATATATAACCAGCTGGTGCAGGAAGCTAAGAGGTTCTCATAGCAATGCAATTAAATATACACTCGGTTGACATAACGACTTAACATAATTTAGCTTGACATAATTGACTTGACATAAGATTATTAGTATGTTAGAATAGGGATAAACTAAGAGGAGGTTTAATCATGTCCGATGAAACCAATCAGACACCAACACCGCCAGCAAATGAACCAAAGATGGTTCCAGAAAGAGACCTATTAGCGGTGAAGGTGGGTGCAGAGAAGAAGGAAGCTGAGTTGCTTACCCAGGTAGCTGAGGCTAACAGGGTTAAGGAAGAAACTCACAATAACCTTCTTGTTATGCAGTCTGCCAAAGAGCAGATTGAGGCACAACTCAAAGAAGGCATAGCTACCAAAGCACAGGTAGATGACCTTCAAGCCAAACTAAAAACTGCCGAGGAATCGGTAAGTGGCTCAGAAGTAAAGCTGCTTGACCTACATAAGGCTAATGTTGTTGCCACCTATGGCGTAGATATTAGCACTCTTGCAGGTAAAACAAAGGACCAACTGAATAGTTTGGAGGAAGCCCTAAAGCTGGTTGGTAATAAACCTAAACCAGCTACATTGGATGTTGGTGGAGGTGGAGGCGGTACTGCTACTCCTGTAACTGCATTGGAATATGCCAAAACGGAAATAGCAGAAGCCCGAAGTAAATCAAAATAAGGAGGAATAGATTATGGGAGCTGTTGTTGGACATTGGAAAACTATGGATGAAGCTGAGAGGTTGACTGAATCCCAGTTGCTTCCTGGTGTTATTGAGGAAGTTATCAAACGGGAGAATTTGCTAGAGAGAGTACCTGTGGCTCTGGCTCAAGGAAAATCCATAAAGTGGAATCGAGAAAAGGTAACCTTGGAAGATGATGTTCAGAACCTGGATATTGGTGATAAGTTTACATGGACTTCCAGCATTGAATATGACCCTCAGGAGACCACTCTGAAAAGGAAAGGTCTCCAAAGACTTCTGGACAATTTCATTGTGGATGTCTATGGAACCATCAATAACTATGAGGCTCAGGCATTGTTAGAAATCAAGAAAGGTGTTTCCATAGCATTAGGTAACGATATCATCTATGATGACATTGATAATAGTTCTAAGGAGTTTGATGGACTCCATGCCTTAGCCTATGTCCAGACTGGGACTGACCTGGACATTAGCCAAACTGATGGAACTCTAAGCCTTGCTAACCTTAGAACCCAGATTGATGCCATGAAGCATGGTGTGGATGTTATCTATATGCCAGGAGTTATCGCCCGAAGGATGGATGCGGCCTACCAAGAGAGAGGCTTTACATCCTTAGCAAGTGCAACTGCTGGTTCCTTTGCTCAGATAAGCTATGGACTTAATGACATGGGCAAAAGGATAATGTTCTTTGACGGAATTCCTATCATAAGGACTGACTTTATGGTAAAGGAACAGAAGGCAAGCAATGGTCCTAGAACCAAATGGGCAAGTGGTGATGAAACATACTCAATATTCCTGATAAAGTTTGGTGATGTGTTTGCAGGTAATCCTGGCCTTTGTCTTGGATTTGGTGACCCTGAGATGGGAAGCAAACTTTACAGGGTTGAGCCTTTCGACAAACTGGAGAACTATGATGCTAAGGGCATAAGGTTAGTCTCCTATGTAGCACCATTGCTAGGTAGTAAGCTCTGCTTAGGCAGAATCTACGACCTTGAGGACAAGGCCATTGTGGCATAACCAAAATGAGGAAAAGGAGGCAAGATAAATGAGTTATGAAGGAAAATTCGCAGTTGATTCAGGACTGGATGATTCCACCAAATCTCCAGCAGATAGCCATACCCATATTGATACCGATGATGATGAGAAGAATGTCCGTATCAATAGTAGGGACTATACCAAAACCAGTGGTGACCAGTGTGCTGTGCAGATTAAACCTAATATGAGTGTTACTGGTACTGGTGGTATAACTGGTCTTGAGGTAAGCCCAAGATTTGCTGAGGGCATAGCAGGCTCTAAACTGGTTGGTATTATGTCCAACCCTGTCCTAAAGAAAGCCGCTGGTGGTAATTTATCCAGTGCAATGAGGTGCTATGAAGGCAAATTGGAAAGTGATAGTGGTTCTACCAGAACCGTGGCTGAGGCTTATGTTCTCCATGCCATGCAGGCACTTCATGGGACTGTAACCAAAGGACCTTATGTCCTGAAGGTAGATGCTGGTGGTGGTAATGTAGCTTGGGCTGGCCTGATGCTATTACCAGATGATTCCCAAATAGCCGAAGATGCTACTACTGGAACAAGTGGTACGAAGAAAGGCTGGATAAAGCTAATGGTAGGCTCAGTAGCCCGCTATATCCGTCTTTATGATGCAGGAACATAATGAGGCATCTGAGTATCAAGCAATTAGAGGAAGATAAGCTGGAGCTAGAGAAACAACTCCAGCTTGCTTCCAATAATATTGTTGAACTACAAGCTCAGGTGTTGAGGATGAGTGGAGCATTAGTATATGTTGATAAAAGCCTGGAACGGCTAAAGAAAAATTCATAGAGGAGGATATTAGGACTATGATATATGTAGTTAAAGGTCGGGAGACCATTCCCAGCCTTGTCAGTTCAGTAGGATTCACCGCAGCACAGATACCACCTACCAGTGTTAATGTAATCTATGCCATTGCCCAGCCAGTTGGTGGTGACATCAGATTGTGTATTGATGGTACTGTTCCTACATCTACCAAAGGTATAAAGATGCTTGAAAATACTACCTTTGAGATTTGGGGTTCAGGAGCATTGACACATTTCCGTTGTATCAATGATGGTGGTACAGCAACACTGGAAGTAATCTATATGGGGCAGGGAGGTTAGAGATGCTAAGGAATGTACGGCAACAAGTAACATCCACTACCAAATATACCAATGCTGAGGCTGTGGCAGCGGTTAATGCTGCTGGTATAGTCCTAGCTGATGGTAAATCAGTTAAATTAGAGGAAACCCTAGCCGTAGACCACACTTATAGTGGTATAACCTGTGATGGGATTGCTGGTGAGGAGCTTACCTTTGGTGAACTTATCTATTTGGATGATACCAACCATAGATGGTGGAAATGCCAAGCCGATGATGAGGATACACATGGAGCCAAACGGTTATTAGGTATGATGGTAACCAATGATACAATAGCTGCTGCTAGTGCTATCCTTGTTTTGCTCCTTGGTTTTATCACCGATGCTAGTTTTAGCCTTAGTGGTTTTGGTGCACCAATCTTTATTAGTGCTGCAACCGCTGGAGCCATAACAGAAACCGCACCAACAGGGACTACGGGATTTATAGTAAGGATTATTGGGCATACACATGATGATGCTAATACCTTCTACTTTAATCCAGATGCGACCTATGTGGAGATAAGCTAATGGGATGGGTTTTATCAACAAGCCACAATGATCCCAATGATAAGTGGGTTGACCCTAC